ATGAGAGCCGCGACGAGCGCCCTCGTAAACTACATTAACATGCTCCGCGCCGAGCCCGACGCGCAAGCAATCGTGGCCGATTGCTATACTTTCACGCTGCTCACCGGCTTGATCCTGACCTACACCAACGCCGACGTGCCAGTGACCCTCAACGGCTACGTCTATGCGGCCAATTCTATTCTCGTGGATGGCCTGAAATTCAAATGCGCCGCCGGCCTCGAAGTCGATCAGCAGCAAATCACCGTATCCGCAAGAGCGACTGATACGGTCGGCGGTGTCCCCCTTCTACAAGCGTTGCGAAACGGCGTGTTCGACGGCTGCGAGATTCAGCGCGAGCGGGCGTTTCCAAATTCCTGGTCGGCCGCGGATACCGCTAACCCGATAGGCAGCGTGATCCTCTTCAAGGGCCGGATTGGCACCGTCGATAATGTCGGGCGCACGTCGGCGCAGATCACCGTCAATTCGGATTTGGTGCTGCTCGATCTCCAAATGCCGCGGAATGTCTATTCGCCAGCCTGCCAGCACGTGCTGTACGATTCCGGGTGCACGCTCATCAAGAGTGCATTTGGGACGGCGGGGACAGTTGGAGCCGGTTCGACAGGTTCGGTCATCAACTGGTCCGGCGCCTCGACGAACTTCAACCAGGGGTCAATTACGTTTTCATCGGGGATCAATGCGGGGGTGAGCGCGAACGTCAAAAGCGCGGCGAACGGCGTTTCTCTCACACTTTCCTATCCGCTCGTGAATGCGCCGGGAACGGGCGATGCCTTCACCGTGTATTTCGGCTGCGATCACACGCAATTCACATGCACAACGAAATTCAACAATCTGGCGAATTTCCGCGGGTTCCCTTTCATCCCACCGGCGACATATGCGCTTTGACGATCCCATGCGTGGAAAAAAGCAAAACCCTCCAGACGCCACGAAGCAGGGTGACATGCAGGACGGCATGCTCGCGCATTATCTCGAACAGGCAGCGCATGCCGATTCTAATATCGAGAGACGAATCGATGAGGAGCCTTTCGACTTTCGACACATGATGTGCGGCGCGAAGAAACAGAAAGATCACAAATGAGCCGCGAGAGCCTCCAGCGCCACGCGATCGTCCGTGAGGCGCGCTCTTGGGTTCGAACGCCATATCACCAGCAAGGAGACATCAAGGGCATCGGCGTCGATTGCGGGATGCTCTTGGTCCGGGTCTTTGTCGATACCGGTCTCTGCGAGCCGTTCGATCCGCGGCCTTATGCCGATGATTGGTATCTGCACCGCAGCGAGGAACGCTATCTCGGGTTTATCATCGATCGCGCCAAGGAAGTGCTGGTACCGCTCCCTGGCGATGTGATGGTCTTCCGCTACGGCCGCTGCTTCTCGCACGGGGGCATCGTGACAAACACGAGCCCACTCACCATCGTTCATGCGTTTCAACCGGCGCTCGTCGTTCTGGAAGAGGAAGTGGCGCGCAGCCCGGCCCTTTGCGCGCGCGTGCGACATCCGAAATTTTTCAGCCTCTGGGCAAAGGAGCCCCCATGGGATTCCTGAGACAAAGTTCCAATCCGGCGAATGTCTGGCAATATACTGGGTTGAATATCCAGACATCGAGCAACGCCGTCCCAATAACGATCCTTTATGGAACGAATAGACTATCTCCGAATGCAATATGGACCGGCGGGTTTTATGCGATACCACAATATCAAAAAAGCGGCGGCAAAGGAGGCGGCCAGCAAGTTCAAGGGTACACCTACTACACATCATTCTTGATGGGGCTTTGCGAAGGACCGATCAACAATTACCAAGCCACAATTCTGAACCAGCAATACCTCTATGGCCTGTATGGCTCGGGGCTAGAGCAAGCGACGGGCGGCTCGACGCCGCAAGCACCATGGGGATACCTGGACGCGTTTTTCCCTTATCAGGCGCTCGGCTATAATGGCCTCGCCTATGTCGGAGCCTACAATTACAATCTCGGGTCGAGCCCGAACCTGCCCCAATTTTCATTCGTGCTTGGCGGCATTACCGGCGCCGGGAACAGCATTTGGGACGGGAACGTCGTCAACTTCTACGATTCAGACCCTGCGCTGATCATCCAAGACTTTCTCACCAACGCCCAGTACGGCGTCCTTTTCCCGGCCGCGAGCATCGACGCGACGACGCTTCTCGGGGTATCCGGCGACTCTTCTTACCAGACATATTGCCGGGCCTCCTATCTCGCGCTCAGCCCATGCCTGACAAATCAAGAGGCCGCGAATGGCATCCTCGCCCGCTGGCTACAGCTCACCAACACGGCGGCCATTTGGTCCGGCGGAAAGCTGAAATTCATCCCTTATGGGGATTCCGTCGTAACGAACCCTGGTACGAGCGTCGGGAGCGTGACATTCAACCCGAATGTGACGCCGGTCTACGATCTCGCCGATGATGATTTTGTCCATGAGGACGGCAAAGACCCTCTGGAGGTGGTTCGCTCCGATCCTTACGCCTCCTACAATTGGCAGCGGCTTCAGATCAACTTCAGAGGCGGCTTTTATGACGCCATGCCGATCGATGCGTGGGATCAGAACGCGATCGAGCTGTATGGTCTTCGCATGGCGTCAGATATTACCGCGAGCGAAATTACCGACGATGGGGTGGGCCAGATTTCCGCGCAATTGATCCTCCAGCGCGGCCTCTACATTCGCAACACTTACAATTTCAAGCTGTCGTTCGAATATTGCCTGCTTGAGCCGATGGACCTCGTGACCGTCACGGATTCCGGGCTCGGCCTGACCCACGTCGCGATCAGAATCACCGCGATCGAGGAAGATGACGCCGGGCTTCTTAGCGTTACGGCCGAGGAATTTCCACAGGGAACGGCGACGGCCGTTCAATATCCTGTTCAAACGAAATCACCGAATTCGACGAACCAGGCCGTCATGCCCGCGCGGGTCAATCCGCCGACGATCTTCGAGCCGCCCGCCGCGCTCACCGGCGGCGTGGCGCAGGTATGGGCAGCGGTGTCGGGCGGCGTCGCCACGGCCTATAAGCTCGCCGAGGACAACTCGAATGGCCTCCACGCGGCAACCCAGGTCATGGCGGCGCCGCGCGCAATAGGTGACACGGTTTCGTTCTCGATTTATGGGCAAGCCGTCGAGCGCAACAAGCTGCGACTGGCCGGCGATACAGGGACGGCGACCATCGGCTGCGAATTCGATCTCGCGGCGGGAATTGCCAAAACGCCTGACGCCGGAATAACCGCGGTCGCGATCACCTCCGTGGGCGGCGGCTGGTTCCAGCTGTCCATTTCCTATTCCATGGCGACGGCTTCCGCCCCAACAATTCGCGTTCAGCTGGAGGCAAGTTTCGGATCGACGTCCTATGCGGGAGTGACTGGCGACGGGGTTTACATTTGGGGGCCGGAATTCGCTTGGACAAACGCGGGGTCCGGGGTCGTCCAAGCGCCGACTTTCCTGCCCGCGTTGGCGAGCTTTACCGGCACGACGTACACGGTGAACGGCGCCGCTACCCCGGAAGGGGTGTCCGGCGTCGCCGATCCTAATTGGGGCGGCGCTTTCGTCTGGATTTCGACTGACGGCAACACTTATGGGCAGATTGGGACGGCTCAAGCGCCGTCGCGCCAGGGCGTGTTGACGGCGGCACTTCCAGCGCAGCCTGGCGCGAACCCCGACACCTTAGACACGCTTTCCGTCTCTCTGATCGAGAGTGGCGGCCAGCTTGCCAGTGGCACCAATGCCGACGCGCAAAATGGCGTGACGCTTTGCCTCGTGGGCAATGAGCTGTTGGCTTACGCCGGCGCGACGCTCACCGGAACGGACGCCTATAATCTGACATACCTCTATCGCGGGCTCTATGGCACGGCGGCGGCGGCACATTCGAGCGGCGCCCCGTTCACGCGCATCGACAGCGCGATCTTCCAATACAATCTGCCGGCCGCGTTCATTGGCGTTCCGCTGTTCTTGAAATTCCAGAGCTTCAACATCTTCGGCCAATCGGTCGAGGATTTGTCCGAATGCACGGTCTACCCCTACACGCCATCTGGCGTCGGCTCGCCGCCCGGCCCGGTAACGCAAACATTAGCCCTCGGGCAGAATATTGATTTTGACCTGGTGACGCATGCGGTCACGGAAACTGATCAATGGGGCGTCGTCACCGATGGCGTGCTTCTCGCATCAATCGATCTCGGGCTCGGGAACCTATAGGACTTATTCATGAGTGTGCAAGTACAGCTCAGAAGGGACACTGACGCCAATATCCTCCTTAGCAAGGGGGCCGTTGGCGAGGTGTTCGTTGATACGACGGTGTACCGGACAGTCGTTCAGGACAATGTCACGCTGGGCGGCTGGCCGGCGCCGATCACCCTTTTTGTTGGGAACGGCGGCAGCGTCAACAATTCCAACACGGGCTCTGGCGCCTTCATCAACCATACTCCGACATTCACCATCCCGGCGAATTTCATGATCGCCGCAAGGGCCTTCCGTTTAACCGCACATTTCCAGCTCACGACCGGGACGGCGGTTCCGATTCTGACAGTTAGGCTTTCATTGGGGTCAGCCGTCATCGCCACCGTTGGCAATCCGACCGCCGGCCCTGGGGCAAGCCAGACCAACGCGCAGGTGGCGCTACAATGGATATTCCAGGCGACGCAGGCGCCGAGCGCGTCGTCAAATGTGCAATGCTCCGTGATAGAGAACACAAACATAGCCGCAAATAGTTCAACGACCAGCCAGACGGCAATGCCGGTCGCCGTCGCGACCAACGCCGCTCAAGCGGTCGCGATCGCAACGCAATGGGCCACGGCCGGGGCCGGCACGAACACGATCGGCCTGAATCAACTCATCGTCGAGGCGCTGAACTAGACCGCTGCGCGCCAACGCACTTTCTTTGGTTAACGAGCCCCGCCAGACGGCGGGATTTTTTTGGAGATGAAACTAATGACGGTTCCGGTCAATCCAGGCAAGCCGGTGATATCCGGCGTCCCTCAAGTTGGGCAGACTCTCACCACGACCGTCGGCTGCTGGCTCAATGGCCCGACGTCCTATACCTATACATGGCTTCGCTCGGGTGTGGCGATTGCCGGCGCAAACGGCCCAACCTATGCGCCCGTCGCGGCAGACGTGGGATTTACGCTGCAATGTCAGGTCGTCGCCAATAACGCGGATGGGCCGAGCAACGCCATAAGCAGCCTCCCCACCGCG